TTACATTTCAAAAACTCTGCTTACCAGGCGCATTTCGCCCAGGGGATCACCATAATAAAATGCTGAGGCCTGGCCTTTGCGTAGTGCACGCATCACCTCAATACCTTTGATGGTGGCGTAAGCCGTCTTCATGGATTTAAATCCCAGCGTGGCGCCGATTATCCGTTTCAGTTTGCCATGATCGCATTCAATCACGTTGTTCCGGTACTTAATCTGTCGGTGTTCAACGTCAGACGGGCACCGGCCTTCGCGTTTGAGCAGAGCAAGCGCGCGACCATAGGCGGGCGCTTTATCCGTGTTGATGAATCGCGGGATCTGCCACTTCTTCACGTTGTTGAGGATTTTACCCAGAAACCGGTATGCAGCTTTGCTGTTACGACGGGAGGAGAGATAAAAATCGACAGTGCGGCCCCGGCTGTCGACGGCCCGGTACAGATACGCCCAGCGGCCATTGACCTTCACGTAGGTTTCATCCATGTGCCACGGGCAAAGATCGGAAGGGTTACGCCAGTACCAGCGCAGCCGTTTTTCCATTTCAGGCGCATAACGCTGAACCCAGCGGTAAATCGTGGAGTGATCGACATTCACTCCGCGTTCAGCCAGCATCTCCTGCAGCTCACGGTAACTGATGCCGTATTTGCAGTACCAGCGTACGGCCCACAGAATGATGTCACGCTGAAAATGCCGGCCTTTGAATGGGTTCATGTGCAGCTCCATCAGCAAAAGGGGATGATAAGTTTATCACCACCGACTATTTGCAACAGTGCCCAGGAAATCGTGTTGTTACCCGGAATATCATCCGTGAGCACAATGCGATCGCCCGTGTTGTAGCACAGCGCGTCCAGCTCGGTAGTGGTCTGGAACGTCACCCGCTGCTGCAGGTATTTCATCAGGCGACGCATGCCGATCTGGTAGGCGTGATCCTGATTCAGTACCCCATCGAGTTTGTAATTCTCGATTTTCACTGGCGTGGGATTGTCCGGCGTCCGGCATTTAACGGTCTCCTCCGCCCAGGTAGTCCCGTTGATGTATGTCACGTCGACGCCATCAAAATCATCGTCGGACGGTACGGTAAATCCGCTCTGCAGCTCCTCCACCATCTCATGCGGAGTGATCACGCCAGTCCAGGGCTTAATCCCCTCACGGTTGACCGTCGCCAGGCCATCACTCAGCAGAAAACGTGACTTCCCGGCATTGGCTATCTTCTGCAGCATTTCCAGCGCTGAGATACTGTCGCCGGTAGCAAAGTCGAAATTTTCGCCCCGTGGCGTCCAGTACGCGGATTCCAGCGCAGTGATGGTGTCGACGTCCATCTCCAGCCCCAGCGAGTTTCCGACATGCATCAGAGCCCCCGAGATAGTTCTGGCCGTTCCGGTTTCATAGGCGCGGGTGGCCACAACGTTTACGCGGCGGTCCGACTGCGCCGCCAGCTTCCCGCCCGTCTCGACGGTCACCGCCATCAGCGACACGCCGGGATAGGATGAAGGTCGTGTCAGCAGACGCCCGCGCAGTGCCTGCCAGTACATCGAATCCCTGGCGTTGTTTGAGCCCTGCTCATTGCGCCGGCGACAGCGAACCTCTACCAGCCCTGGTGAGCTGAGGGTGATCCGCTCAGTGAATCCCAGCCCGTTGACGTTTTTAAGCGCATACTCTCCCTGGTGACTCACCCACCCCGAACCGGAACCGTAGACGCGATACTGAATCTCCCACTCAACGTGGCGGATCCGTTTTTTGCCCTTGCTGTCAAAGCCACAGATGCCGTTCGGGAAGGAGAAATTCACCTCGAACATATCGACGGTCTCATTTTCAGGGCAAACCAGGAACGGCCCCAGCCAGCTCAGCGTGTCGTTAAGACCAGTGGCCTCATAGTCGATCATCGTCCGGGCGGTGAATCCCGGCCATGACTCATCAACGGCACCATTAACCAGGCGCGCCACCGTCGCCGTCGTGCCGTCAGCTGACACAATCCGGTACTCATTCCCGCGGTGAGCAAGTGAAAGCCGTTGCACCCCCTCCGGCATCCCGGAGAATGCGGTGCCCGTGGCAGAGTTATAGGCGAGTGTCACATTCGCCGTTACCGCCGGGCTGCCGCCGGTTGATGCCGTGCCGGAGGTGTAAACCGGGGCATCACCGAAAACAGCTGCAGGCAGCGAAGAGGACGTGATCGCCCCACCCGCGAACGGACTGGCCGACTCGGTTATCAGTACGGTGCCGCCGTTGTCCTGCGCAACCAGGCCGGAGCCGGTGAGTCCCTCGGTGATGGCCGCCAGCACTCCCGACATCGAGACGTAGTTAGCCACCAGCGACACCGGGTAGGTAACCCCCTGCCAGGTGATCGTGAACGTGCTGGAGCTGGTCGAAAAATCGTAGGTGGTCGGGGCCGCACTGGCCTGGACTTTTGCCGCACTCCCCCCGGTGCCGGGCACTGCAGCCTGACCGGGGGTATATGACGCGATAAACAGATCGTAATCGACAGAGTTAAACCCCAGCGTCACCGGCATACCTACTACCGGCGCGATCTCCGTCAGCAGCGGGCTTGCGATAACGCTGTATCCGGCCGCCGTGGTGATCTGGTAGTTCGCCGGGGCTTTAAGTTCGACCACGGCGCCAGCGACCCAGCTGGGCGGCAGTGCGTTATCGTTCTCGTCATTATCGTCATCATCATCCGTATCCAGCCCCGTAAACGTCACGCTCGATCCGGAGACGGTCATGCTGTCTGCGATAATGTCGTCTGCGTCCGGCGACGTCTGGGCCATATCCAGCCCGGTGCCGGATGACGTCCCGCCAACTTCGGTGGAGTTGACCCAGTTTTCGCTGCGCTCATCACCGGAAACGTCCGCGCCTGGCGGGTAATGGGTGCTGCTGAATCCCGGTAGCGTTGAAGCTGGCGTACTGCCAACCCGGATATCGCCATTGGTATAAATCAGATCACCGACACCGAGACACAGCAGCATCTGGACGCGCATTTTCGTAGGATCGGCGGCATCAAACCGGGTAACGGGCTGCACGACATAATCCGGATAAATACGCACGCGCCCAAAAACTTCACGAATCGCATCACCCAGTTTCGCGCTGTTTGCTTTAGCGGGGTTCAGGTCGAGGCTTCGACCTGTGGATGACGTATAGCCACCGGCATCAATGTTACTCATCATGAACAATGAATAAGCCGCAGATGCGACGGCAATGCCCACTCCTATCCAGGCAATTGTCGCGGCCTCAAGCCCGAAAGGCACCGGATAAAGCCTGACATCACTATCAGGGCGAATCACACACTTAGCCCACTCGCCTGGCGGAATTAACAGCCCCTCAACCTCAACGGTCAGCGGTGGGACATCCCGATCCTCGTAGCCTTCAACATTTGCCACCAGCCAGCTGCGAATACTGGTTACACCATGCTCATGCGTTTCGAGTGGTTCTCCGGGAAGCCGGGACGGATAAAAACGAATGGTCATTGCCAGAACTCCACTTTGACAAATCGCCGCTTAAACCGTGACAGCGGCAAGAAAGTGACGTTGGTACCGGGGTTACATTCCGCCACATGCAGCAGACCATCGATACTGACCACGATCCCCACATGGGTGACGGCTGATCCGGAATAACAGGCCACCCCGGCCCCTTCGCAGGGTTCACAGCGCTCAAGGGTAAGCATCATCCTGCGCGCTTCCCGGTCGAGGCCGCCGTCGTCTTTGGTAACCCCTGCAAAATCGGGCCAGTCGGGTAAATTCAGGTCGCGGCGTATCTCGTTCACAATGCCGAAACAGTCGAGTTGCGGGTATACGCGCCCGCCCTTCAGCCAGGTGACTGAACGGTATTTATCAGGGTTAAACATTGGGATTCCTTAGCTGATATAACGCAGTCCGGGGAATACAGGGAGCGTGTAGCGGTATCGCGGCCAGGCGGTATCGAGGATATTCATGTAGCCCGCAGTGATCTGCACCTCTGTCGCCGTCCAGGAGCCCGACTTGATTTTAAGCGTATACGGCACTTCCGCAGGGGCCGCTAAATCCGTGGAGATATAACGCCGGTACGTCAGAAATGCAGACAGACGGTTAGCCAGCGCATTGCGGATCGCCGTGGACACAACACCATCGATATTGCACAAGGCAAATTTGAGGTCCTGCGTGCCGTCCGCATTGCGCGCCGGCAGCGCAATGTCTATCGCACAGGCTGAAAACGTTACGGTATCGCCGTTCTCCGTCGTTGCCGTGATGCTCTCGTAACCCTGGCACAGATAATGGACGTCAGAACCAATGGTGATCTGCAGCGTTTCAATGATCACCTCCGGGCCGCTGCTGGCGTAGAGGCGTTTAATCTGCGTCATGCTTCGGCCACTCCTTATTCAGGGCGATATCAAGCAACGAACTTCCGACTATCCATTCCGGGTAATGCCCCCATCCAGACGGTGGCAATGGGCGCTCCCAGAGTTCTACTGGCGCGGTATATCTCCAGTAAAATCCGCCTTCTGGAGTGGGACCTTTATAAATATCCGTGAAACGACACACGTAATTTTTCAGCCCTACAGGCGTTAATAACGGTATGTTGAACCACGCCGCCCCATCTGATAACTCATCCCGAAACCACGCCTCAAAAGCCTGCGCCTGGGCGTCAGAAAAAATCCAGGCCAGATCTGTTTGGGTTGGTGTCGAGGTGTAGGCACGCCGCTGTCGTGCCCGGCCAGTTACCATCTGAGTCCGTTTCAGAGGAGATACAGGAGTTAAACCAAAACTCTCTTTAAGCGGTCCAGGCAGGTAAGCGGAGGGGTAATAAAGCGTTGTGGTGATAGCCATTAGCTAATTTTCCTCCCCGAGGTAGTTTTCCCCATCAAGGCCTTATGCAAATCACCCTGACCGCTTGCGACTGAATTAACCGCCTTCCGGTATCCCCTTTCTGCCCCCTCATCTGCAGCTTTACGGACCAGCGCCAAAGTTGCATCGGAAGGGTTACCATTGATGGGGATATTGATTGTGGGCGAATAAAGCGCGCCGCCGCCTGTGGACTGGTTTGCTACTCGATCCAGAGTGGCATCCAGTTTGGCGCTGGTTTTAGCAGTCGTAACGCGCTCACCTTTCTGCAGGAGCCAGGTTCCAGTTTCGGGCACAGAGTCGATACCGTCGTGAGCCTGGCCATGAAGCGCCGATCCGATAGCAGTCATGAACACGCCAGCAGCAGCTGCCGCAGCGATTGCTTGTGCAGGTGCAACAGCAGGACCAACATAAGGAACCCCTATCCATTGGGTGAAAGCATTCAATGCAGCCATGGCGACTTGCGCTGCTGCATATTGCAATAGCGCAGTTCCTACAGATTGAATAAACGTTGCTGCAAAATCCTGGGCATTTAATTTACCTGTTTCGGCCCATTGAACGATCATATCGGTCATGCTGCTAAATGTTTGCGCACCAACCTGTTGCATGGTGGAATACAAATCCATTGCAGCAGTTGCTTGTTCAGCAAACCCAGATATAAACCCAGCGTTATAATCACCACGCATCTCATCCTGCTGCTTATAGTAATCCTTCTGAATTTCAAGCCTTTGATTTAGAGCATCCTGCAAAGCTGATGTTTCAGAATCATACAAACTCTTGGTTATATCACCAGATTGATATTGCTTTAATAAATCCTCTTTTTGTGATTCAAAGTCTAACTGAATGCTATTTAACTCTTGCGCCCTGCCTCTTTCTCTTGAGGCTGAATAACGACCAACAAACTCACTTCCATGCCCCTGTCTAATTAACTTATTTTGGCGTTCAAGATTAGATGCAAATTCAGCTAACTTTGCATTTTCTTTATTTATCCGAAGCTCTTCTTTTTTGGAATCGAGAACTTTCGCTGCATCTCTCAATTGCTCTTTTTGTGCTTCTGTTAATTTTTTAAGATTCCCACTGGAAATATCGAAGTTTATCTTTTCAAGCTCGGTAACTTCGGCTGTTTTTTTACCAGTCGTTTCAATTAGGGCAGCTTGCTTTTGTAAGTCAAGCAGTCTATTTTTGAAAGCATTGTCAGAAGGATTGCTTTTTGGTTTTGTATTTGGCTGATTCTGGTTAGACTCCCCTTTGCCCAACGAAAAATCATTATCTTTAGAAGTCTCAATTCCAAGATCCGAAAGTAGAGAGGTGAGCCCTTTCGCTCCTCTATCTACCTGTTCCGGAGTCATGCTTGACTTTATCGCGCGAAGAAATTGAAGACGTTTAGTTAAAAATTCTAATTCGTCTTTTTGTTCCTTACTTTGATTCCCTCGTTTGTTAAGGAATTCAATGCGCTGTGCAATATCACTTTCATCAGCAGCGTTATAATTACCAGATACAGCACCGATACGAGAGCGGGTATAAGTTGCAATAGCCCCCAGGCCACCAGCAATACGCCCCACAACCCCGGCAAGGCTTATGGCTTCACCAACCAGGTCTGATAGCCCCTGAAGAACAGCAGGATCGGTGAAGACGTCACGAATGTCATCAAGCCCATCCTGCAATGGTGTAAGGTCAACCTTAGCCAGCCCTGAAGCAATTTCCATTTTAAGACCGCGGGCGCTAGTCTCTATATCCTGAAAGAACTGATTAACCTTAACAAGGTTATCAATATCTTCTTGCGGTGGTGCGACACCAAAATCTTTTGATAGCTGGATAAACTGTTTCAGCTTCTCGTTGTTGTTGTCGAACAACGGCAGCATTTTTGACAGGTCATTACCCAGGCTTTCGAGAATATTTGTTTTCCCGGCCTGAGTGGGGATTTTCTGTAATGCTTCACTGATTGCCATCAGCTGCTTGTCTGGGGATTGCTGAGCCAGCTTCTGAGCTGAAAGCCCCAAAGTATCCAGCGCCTGAGCTGCCTCACCTGATTTATTCAGGACCGCATCACCGACCTTATCATTAATGTCTTTGAAAATATCGGCTATGTTGTCACCGGTTAAACCGGCTTGTTCAGCAGCGTATTGCCAGGATAACAAATCCTGGGTGGACATTTTAAGAGATTTTGCCCAGCGATCAGCTTCTGTAACCTGCTGTGCAGTATTTTTAACTATGGCTAACCCAGCAGCACCAATGCCAACAGCTGCTGTAGCCGCCGCAGCACCCACAGCAATGATTGAAGAACTAACCTCTTTAGCATCCTTTTTTACTTGGTCACGCCACTTTTGAGAAGATCTTTCGGCTTTGTCCATACCCTGAACAAATCCACCCACTTTTGCGATCAGGTCGATTGTTAACGTACCAAGGGACTTGCCAGCCATTGAATTTTCTCCAGGCAATAAAAAACCCCGCAGGAGCGAGGTTTATTTTATGATTTAGCTAATTTAACTTTTACCGCACCCACCGATTTGGAAGGATGCAGTATAGTCAGTGGCGCTATTTTGATTAACAAGATACAGATAAGACTTATTACCAACATAACCGCCATAACTGTTTTTAGCGTTAAGAGTAAAAGGAACTAACCATCCGTAATAAGTTGTAAACCCTGATTTGCACCAGCCTTTGAAAGGTTCATTGAAATCATATCGTGCAGAATAAGGGTCCTTAAGGCGCGCCGACATACTATTTTTAATTATTTCCTGATAATTATCAGGTAACTTCCCATAATCGGCGCGGCTTAGCTCCGCCTTATCTGGCGCACTAACGCAGCCACCTAAAAGCATTACAGTAAAAACAACAGCTGCTTTCTTTATCATAATCCCCTCGGTATCAATATAATCATCCCAGAGAGAATATAACCAAATAAATGATATCAATGCCAACTTTTCATAGCTTCTTCCAGAGATAATGGCGCTTCGTTGATGTGCGGTGCAAAGTCACTTACCTTGAACGGCGGCGTGTTTTTTGCCTTATTGATGTTAGCCAGGACAGAAGCCACCAGCGAAGCCCCCCACTCAGTACGCATCATGATATTGAGCGGTCCGTACTTCTCACGGTACTTGAGCCAAACCAGAAATTCCCTGCGACTCATCCGCTCCTGAGCCACTGCGATGGTGCGGCCGCCGATGCCGTTCATCACCAGTTCGCACCAGAATTCATCCTCGCCGGTTAGCTCGTAGTCTTTCCCAGTTCGTTTACATCATGAATTGCAGCCAGGAGGGCCATAACAATCGGACCGTCCAGCGCCCCACGATCTGGGGTAGCAGTCCCAAGAATGTCAGCCGCGGTAAACACTGGGGCGCCGTGCTGATCGCAAATATGCGCCGCAATGCGCTCAGCAATCGGGTCCGATTTCCCGTTATACGCCAGCAGTTCAGCTTTAGTGGTGTGGTAGCCCATCGGGCGCACATAGACGGTTGCGATATGCTCTTTCCCGTCACGGCCTTTCCACTTAATTTCTTTTTCCACGGGACGCCCGGTAAAGGCACCGGTTTCTTTTAACGTATCGAGAGTAAGTTGCATTTCAGCTCCTGAACAGAAAAGCCCGGATAACCGGGCATATTAATTACGCTGCGGACTTAGGCACCCATACGGAAGAGCCAGACCGCTGGATCGTGGCGGAGGTCGTCACAACAGCGTTACCCTGAAAATCAAACGGGAAGTCAGAAACGTAACCCTGGAAAATGAACCAGGTGCGATCCGATGGCAGCACCAGGCCATCAACAGCATCCTCAGCGCCAGGAGCGGCGGCTGTCGGGACACTGGTTCCATCTGACCAGCCAACCGCAAAAGTTAACGGCGTCTGGTCATTCGCTTCAGCGAGGCCATGCAACATAATGTGGCTGGCGTTCGTCGGATCAGCGTTAAGCCCGACGGTTGCGGCCGCAGGCGTTTTAAGCCCCTTTTTGTAGGTTCTGGAATCCCGCTCACTCAGACAGGTATCTTCAATCTGATCGGCAGGGTTCCCGCCGGGGTTGAAACTGGTGATGCATTCAACCTCGCTGACCACGCCAGACTTGAGCACAAAAAACTGCGTGCCTTGCGTTAATACAGACATGTTTTGTCTCCATAAAAGAAAAACCCGCACAAGGCGGGTCAGTTTGGGGTTGTTGGTTATCTGGTCGTTATCCAGTCAACATCGAAGGAATAGCGGTATCGCATTGTTTCAGGATCGCGGCTTTGTTCACCCCATCGGGTGATATAGGCCTTGCCCTCAATTGCGTCACGCAAAGCGCGGGCAACGGCGATCACATCGGTGTCAGTATCACCATAGACATCAACCTGCAGAGAATAGTGATCTGCATCTGGCCGCTGGTTTAGATAATTTTCAGGGAAGCCACCTACGTTTTGCCAGACTGCGTAGGGATAAACGATATTGTCGTCCTGCATACCGAACGGATAAAGCCGCACGGGAGTAGAACCTAACAAATCCCTGACTGCCTGGCTGGCTGCGCAAACTGCAAATATTGGAGCAATCATACCGGAGTTCCTTTTTTAGCCGCCCGTCGTACAGCGCGATCGATGGACTTTTCCAGCTCCAAAGCAAAAACGTTAATCACATCGGCATCGACCCCATTCAGTGCAGGCCTAATTATTGGCCTCGCTGCAGCATGTTCTGTGCCGAACTCCAGGAATCGCCAGTACCAGGTATCCCCGCCGGGATTACCTTTATCTCCGGCAGTGTTAAAACTTTTACCCGCCCTGCCTTTTCGGACGTTGGCCTTTGTATTGGCGTATTGCCTGGCGCCGCCCATCACCCCGACACGAAACGTTGGATCGCCGGTTCTGCGAAATGCCTTGCTGCTGAAACTGACCACAATGTTTTTGTAGATAGCCTCTTTGGTGAGAGGATCATCAACCCGCGCGGCATTATTGCGCGCTCTGTCCCTGATGACGTTTGCCGCTTTACGCAGCGCTGCACGACCGGATTTATCGCGAGTGACCTGTGAGACGGCATCCAGTTTCCCCAGGACGGAATCGAGGCCGGTCAGGTTTACTTCCACGCCATCAGCCATCGTTAGCCCCCTCTGAACAAGGCAGTGTCAGGTATTCCCTGCCGCTCCGTGGATCAGGTAAAACGCCCTCAATGTTGTAGATGCGGCCACGAAACAGGATCCGATGTTTGCGGGTAACACCCTCACGGTAACGAATCGTTATCCGGGTGGTAACTTCGCCCTGAGAGGCCTGGGCGGCGATAAACTCACGTGCGGATAAAGGAGCGACTTCGGCCCAAAGGGTTGCGACATCGCGCCAGGTATTAATTACGGCTCCCGTTGTCGGGTTCTGTTCTTTGACCGGTTCCTGCAGGGTGATCCTGTGACGCAATTTTCCGGCCTGCATATCACCCCCTGGGTTTCCCGCTCAGATAGGTTTGCTGCTCTGGCGCCTCATCGAGATCGCCGGCAAGCGACTGGATAATTACATCGGACAGGGCGACGTTAGACTCAGCCAGGCGGTTTATCGCTTCCGTCTGCTCTCGCTGTGCTGTTGTTTGTTCTCTCAACGCTGCTATCAGCGCGTTTACCAGTTGCTCGTTCATAGGCTATTTTCGTCCACTTTTTTAACCACTCACGCCGTTTAGCACATCCTGAGCAGCCCATTAGTTCCACCTCCGGTGCCTAATCAGCAGCGCCTCAACGCCCAGCGGAACTTCCGATAGGTTCTGCGCTGCCGCTTCGCGGTTCGCATACCAGTGTCCAATCAGCAAAAGCATTGCCGCCCAGATGCCGGAAGTAAAAATAACCTCACGGGGCTGAGTTTCCCCTTCCACTGGCGGCGTTAATGTTTCGACCAGCGCACCGTCGCAAAACCGCTCAACATAATCGACGGAGGCCGAAGCATAGGCAGCAATAAGCGTATCTTCGTCGTCACCATCAACCTTCAGATGCGCCTTTATCTGCGCCAGCTGTTCCTCGCTTATTTCCACCTTTACCCCCTGGTTTGGCTTTAGCAGGCTCCGCAGAACCAGAGTCTGTTGCCTTTTCCGGCTCAACCGCCTCGGCCAGATGCAGTTTCACCAGTACTTCGCCGATTTCTTTATGCACCTCGCGGATTTCCCCCTGAGATACCGTACCCAGGTGATAATGCGAGAACATACGGAGAGCTTTAATTTTCATCTCATTTACGCGGCCATTGCTGGCCGCGCCCTTTTGTTATGCACCAGTGCTGACAGCAATATCACCCGTCACAATCGCTGCCGGGCGATAGTGGGCCAGCGCCAGGCGCTCTTCGCAAAGGATGGTCAGCATGTTTTTAACGAAGTTATCGCGGTCCTGGTTGCTGATCTCGATGGTGGCATCCATGCGATCCCAAACCTGCGACGCCAGGCCAAACGCGCCAACGGTGAATTTGCCTGCCGTCTGCGCTGTGGTCGACACCACCGGAAGCCCCCAAAGCACTTTCGAGGCAAACGCCTGCGGGCCACCGAGAATGTAATTGCCGTTAGCGTCCTTCAGCAGGGCAATACGGTGCCAGTCCGCCGGGTTCAGAATGATGCCGTCTGCTTCGAACTCACTCAGCGATACCTGATAGATGGCGTGTGCCAGAACATCAGCGCCAGTATCTCCGGCTGCGTTGAGTGTGGTTTCGTAGTCATTCGCTACTACGTTGAGCCCCTGCAGGTTATCGCCGGTACCGTCCCCGTTCAGCATCTGGTTCTCTTCCACCAGTGCCAGTCCGTACATCATGCGGGAATTGAGGTAAGACTCGAGCGCCGGGGCATCATCCATGATCTGGCGCGATGCCTGGATCCAGTGGGCGATAGTTTTCACGTTCGCCGTTTCTTTGGTGAAGGTAATATTACTTTCCGGCTTGAGGGTACCTTCTGCCACTGGTGCTGCAGCGTTGGTAAACACGTTTTCGCGCACGTATTCCAGCGCGTTACTGGTGATACGCCCCTGTGCCAGCAAGTCACGCACGGTCAGACGGCGAAGACCCGGCATAAGAATACCCGGCAGCTGCTGCGGCTGGACCAGGGCGCCTGCCGACGCTGCGCCGGAACCAATCGCTTTATCAAAACTGGTGACTTTCGCTTTAGTACGCGAGCCGTCCCAGCCCTTCATCAGGTCTTCAGATACGCGCTGAGCAAATGACTTCTGCGCAGTCTGATCAGGAGAGTTTCCGGCCAGTTTCTGCTCAAGATCGAACAGGCGGGTGCCGGTGGCTTTCAGTTCTTCCTGTGCTTTCGTCAGATCGATCTGCAGCTGCTTGTTGATTTCACCGGTCTGGTTGATGGATTTACGCTGTTCTTCGATAAGCTCCTTTACTTCTTTTTGGGAGTTTTCGATAGCTTTTTCCAGTACAGATAATTCAGACATGTGTTACTCCGTTAAGGTGTCCGCAGGTTAGCGGCAAATGAGTTAATGCGCTGTGCCAGCGCGTCAATGTCGTCGCTACCGAACTCGCTTCGGCCTGCAGACTTAACACGGGCGATAAATGCCTGTGCTTCAGAACGCGAAAGCCCGACTGAATCCCTCAGCCAGGCCTCCGCATCGCGAATAGATTTGATGCTGTCGATGCTCTTCATGGCCGTTACGCCAGCGAGCTCGTTAGCCGGGAAAGTACAGACGCTAATTTCCCGCAGGTAAGAGATGTTTTTGAAGATGAGCCCTGACGTGCCAACGGTGTAATCATCAGGCCCAACGGAAAACCCAACAGACATCCCTTCAACCGTGCCATGCTGCATGGCAGCTTTCAGGTCTTCGGCCAGGCTAAGCCCTGGAGTAAGTTGACCACGGACAAATAGCCCCTTGTCATCTTCATGCATGGCATCCCATTTACCGACCGGGATAGCACGTGTCTGGTGGTTAAAGAACATGGCCACCTTGCGACTCTGGTTAGCAATCACACCAGCGAAAGCACCTGGCAAAATAATGTCGCCATCGGCGTCGGTGTTATTAAAAACCGAGGCATACCCTTCAAATGTTCCCTTACTGCCGTCGCCGATGAACTTGATTTCTGTCTGGTCGAAAGCCAGCGTCTTCTGAATGTCAGGCATCATAGCCCCCATAAAAATTAAGCCCCGGCATTGCGGGGCTCTTTGTTTGTTCCGAGATCGGTAATGGGCACGTTCTGCGACTGCCGTGTCGCCACATCACCTCCGGGCAGCGGCGGCAGGTTATCGAGCCTTCGAACCTCGTTAACGGTCCGAATCCCGGTATTGACCATGATTTGCATAAATGATGCCCGGCTTGTTGAATCACCGCGCAACAGCCCGTCGAGGTTATGCTCGGCGTGAATGATGCCCTGTTCTGACTCTTTGACCAGCCAGCGCTCAATGCTGTACTCCCACCGATCAAGGTAGGGTTTGAGGGTATACTGGAGAAAGCCCAGGTTTTGCTGTTCAATCCCCGATCCCCAGGAGGTGGTTTTGTCCACGTCGCCGACCAGATGTGGAGGCACGCCGTAAAATCGCGCCAGTTCGGCGACCTGAAATTTACGCGCAGCCAGAATTTCTGAATCCTGAGGCGAAACGCCGATAGGTTGCGTGGTGAAGCCGCTCTCAAGGATCCAAAGCCGCTTTTTGACCGGACCACCAGCAATCTCCTTAAAGTTTTCCTCCAGCTGCCCACGCTGCTCTTTCGTCAGCACCTTGCCGTCAGTCATCAGGATCTGCGGAGACTTCGCACCGTTGGCGAAAAATTCACGCTGGTTATCTTCCATCGCTATGGCCACACCAGCAGACTTCGCACTGAACGCCAGCGGCGAAAGACCAGTCAGACCATTGAAGCCAAATCCTTTGAGATGAAAAATTTCTTTCTGTGAAAAGTCAGCGTATTCAGTGTCCCGTCGGTAGCGGTAGATAATATTTTTACCGTTATCGCTGAGCCGAACTTCCATATTGGCGCTCATCAGTGGAACCATGCTAATCACGTCACCAACACCGTTTCGCTCAACATGTGCATAGGCGTTGCCGTAGGCACATAGCTGCATAGTCATTGCTTCGCGAAACTCAAGAGCGGTCATGAAGTTGTTGGGACGGAATCTCAGCAGTTTCGCAAGGGGGTGACTGTTGTCCACTTTCGTGCGCTGATCATTTTTGGTCTGATAAACATCGAGTGGTAAAGATGCTGTTACGGTGGAGATTAACCTGATGCAGGCCCATACCGTACTGATTTGCATATTACGCTCATCAGTCACAACAGAATCACCAACCACACCGTGCGCTGACGTACCCGCCATTTGCGAGCCCTTATCGGGTGTCACCAGGCGGCCGCCGGTCAGGATAGAGGCCATGCGCGCCCAGAATGGCGATCGCGTCCGCAGGTCAATGCTGTAATCGGTATCTGCCATTTTTACACGCTCAAAAAGTTGTAAATGAAATCATTAACGTCACCCTGCTCCTCTACCTCGTCACTGGTCTGCGCGCCAATAGACATCGCCAGCGCTACCATGCCGTCGATACGTCCGCTCGACTTACCTTTCACAAACTTGCGGTTACCGGCAGGGTCAGTGATTACCGTGGCGTTTTTGGCGCACATTTCGAGGATCGGATGATTGCCGTGCTTCAGCTGCGCACCGAGCAGTTTGGCTTCCAGCTCCCTGAGAGCAGGCGACATGGAAACAAACCCCTGACCGAACTCTACGAATCGTTCGAGCTCCACATCGGTGAAACCAGCATCGATGAGATGCGGGCTAAGGAAGCGCATGTTATAGCGGTCAAACGCCAGCGCCCTGACGTTACAGAGATCAAAAACGCGCCGCAGCTCCCTCGCGATAAATCCATACTCGATAGCCTTACCAGGTGTCGTGTTTAGCCAGCCCTGCTTCGCCCATATGTCATAAGGCACACGATCGTTACGCGCCTTATCTGCCAGCCCTTCCTCCGGTAGCCAGAATTTACAGTGCACATCGCCCTGCGTGGTGTTCAGCACCAGTGCGGTCAGGTCTGACACGCTGGAAAGATCGAGCCCGCCCCATACGGTAGCCCCCGCAAGTTCGCCGGGTTCCTCCTTGTTCATATGCCATACACTCTGGCTAACGAACGGGCTTTTCGCTTCAACCCTGCGGTTTAACACAAGGTTCTCAAACTCTGCCTGGCGAGACGGCAGGCGTTTCGCACTGGCGGCCATATCCAGCACTTCTTTCTGGTTCATGAACACATCGAAGGCCGGGTTTGCCAGCCTGATGGCCTCGACAGAGAAAGGATCGATATCTTCCGGCGCGGTCTGAAGCCGGACCACCGTCCGGGGATCGGCTCCGGTCAGGCCATCATCAATCAGCAGGCTAAGCAGGTCGCTCGCATCGGGCGCCTGGGTGCTGATGATTATCGAAATAGGGTTATCCTGTGCAGCGGTGGCGGTTTCCAGCGCTTCATAAAGCGGGTCTCGCGGCCCACGAACCTGGCCCAGTTCGTCGTGTGCAACAAATCGCGGCGAGAAACCATAGGCCGTGGTAGCTTCGGCACTCAGTGCGCGGTAATAAGAACCCAGCTCAGGGCAGTGGATTTCTTTAGCTGAATCCTTGATCGCAACGTACTGCATTAGTACCGGGTTCATCCGGCACATCTTCGAGGCCAGGTTAAACAGAATAGCCGCCTGGTCGCGTGAGCGTGCCGCAGAATACAGCTGCGAGTTCGGTGCAGCCTCGGGCCCTACCAGGTAGAGCAACATCAGCATGGCGGTTTCCACCGTTTTGGCGTTTTTTCGCCCGCGACTGATGATTGCGCGACGTGTACCATGCTTGTTGTCGAAAATGGCTCTGAAGTCATCCTTCATGAACTCAGCCATTTTCAGCGGCTGGCCGACAAACTTACCTTCGGGAATATAAATATTTCTTTCGCACCAGAGGATATTCCTCTCGGCTCTTGTCAGAGTTTTTTTAGCCATCGAAGAGCCTTATTCAATTTCCCAGGGTTTTTTCTCCCGCGGCAGATTTTTGTTGGCGCGTCCTACTGTTTTAGGATCAGCAGTCGCCTGCCGGGTGATACGCAGTCGCGTTGCCAGTGAAGACGCAGACCGTACTTCACGTTCGCGCATCGTGAGCAATTTATCGTAGCGCTTCAGCCCGTCATCCCGAGCCAGCCACTCCAGCTCAAACTCCTCGATCTGAGTGGTTAACAGTCTCGCCTGCACCACATGCCGACAGTACATTTCCATCATGTCGCGATGTGTTTCAGTAAATGAGCTGGCCGGGTTATCGTTAACCAGTCTGATCCAAACGTTTATCTCTGGATCGCTAAGGTGTAACGAGGGCTGCAGCCTGCTTTCAGCCAGAGCCGGAAGCGACACAGCCGTCGTCGCGGCAAGAGATTTTCTGCCTCGCTGTGCCATCGCTTTTTTCCTTTTTTTCTGGACGTTTTTGAAAAGAAAACTGGGGGCGCGGTCTTTTTACGATTGCCGCCAGAGTTTTACCCCTCCCCCCACCCTCTCGGGCTGATAATGAGAAAATCTATCATTTCTCGATGATCCGCAAGTTTTCACGGGGAGGGCTGGGGGGCTCCAGGCGCTCACCGACACCGACAGACATTGTCAGGATGAGCGTTGGTAGCGTCTCTTTTGCTGTATGACTGAAGGAGATGGAGGATGCAGAAAGAAAGCTCACACCATCAATGCTCAGCTCCACCAGCTTGCCATCCTGGTATTCAATCTTCAGGTCTTGCATTGCGTGCTCCTGTTACCAGATAACCCTGCCTTCATTGTTGAACTCGGTAACCGTTCCGCCCTTCTCCATGCGTTGTTTAACCGAGTCGTGGCAGCGCTTGCATAGTGACTGAAGATTGTCCGGGTCGTGGAAGAGGGTTTCATCGCCCTTGTGAGGTTTGATGTGATCAACAACGGTTGCGGATATCACCTGATTTCGCCTGAGGTGAAACTCGCAGAGTGGTTGCTTCTGAAGCTGGTGATAACGCAGCCGGTACCAACGTTTGGTGTTATAGAGATGATGCCAGGGTGAACTGGAAGCCATATTCACTCCAATAAAAAAGCCACCAGCAAATGCCGGTGGCTTCATTTCGAAAAAAAGCCATATAAATTACATCAATCTAAGCGAGGGTCAGTAACACCTGCAATTACTAACTCCTTGATACCACGACAAACTTCGAAGAATGCATTGTTATCACTTGGATCTGAAACCAAGAATGATTTTTTACCTCCAGCTAACTCAACATTCAATCGCCCATTGGATTTCCACATGGATACGGAAACTAAGCGATCTGAGCCGCCATCATACTCAGAGTCGTCAACGACGGTCGAGATTTTGAAGTTCAATCTGTACTCGTTATCGAGATCAAATCCAGCAATAGGCATCTGCTGGAACAAACCTTTTTCGTTAATTTTACCCACACAGACATATGGGCGGCGTACTTTATTGGCATCAATCCATGTCTCGGATGGCAAGGATAGAGAGTCAACATATTCATAAACTAACTTGTTCGCCGATTCTTGCAATTCAGATTTACGATGACTGAATTTTGCCTGCAATTCATTATGTCGCTGCTGAATATCCTTAAAGGTTATATGCATGGTTTTTCCTCGAGATTTACAAGAATCTGCATTTTACCCTCAAGACAGAAATTTTTCTCATCCAAAATGGTTTTGTTTGCATTATCACAGGCACTCAGTGAATGCCTGCTGTAATGCCTTAGCTCGCCTGTTCTACGATGGTATCAAACAGCGCCAGCGCCTCAGTCGCTTCCTGGATGGCCTTGCGGGTCTTCGAGACAATCTCACTTTCAGTGAAGACACGATCAAAAGAGTCAGCGAATAGCTCAGCTTTCAGATTGCTATCACCAACCCAGTCAATGGCCAGCTTCGCCGCTGCGGTGTCGTAGTTAACTTTCTTGATGATATCCAGGCGGATTTGCTCGGATGCGGTGATCTCTGACATGTCTTACCTCTGTGCGATGTGGGGAGCATTATCGAAGCCACTCGGCAGAATGGCCTCTGTGATGCTTTGGCATTTATTTTTGCCGTGTGTACAAGTTGAACGGTTTCTTTACGGATGCCGGTTATGCACAATAAAAAAGGCCGCATATAAAATGCGACCTTTGGTTGGTACCAGTTAGGAAACTAAAATCTCTCAGGAGCCACCCGGGAGAGGCTTTTCTGCTCTTTAACTGACCACTGCGGTTTCGGTGTTGGCTGGCAGTGGTAACGTGATGATAGCCTCATTTAAGTTTTCGATATCATTTAAAAATCGAAAGAGCTCATTAAACCAATCATATTCTACTCGCCGGAACATTCAACCAGAGCAACAGGTATCTGTGCTGGTTTTTGATGGCTATTCCCAGCGCTCCCGGATGAGGCCGGTAACTAACAATTTATTCGACGGTTCCTTCAGCATTGACCCATAGGTCTAAATTTTTAATGTAGCGCTGGATGGGAACATAAATAACCATTCCATCCCCAAAATGAACAGATTTTATAACACACCCTTGTGGGGGAAAAAATTCCCCATCAGCCGGAGGCCAGGTCGAGCGCTCATTGCCGTAACGATAACCGCATGGAAGTCGTGGTAGTGAGTTTACTGTCATGAGTGGCTACTTAGTTAAGAGTGGTTTGAGAGCCTATAGTGCCTGACCACCCCTGGATTAGATACAAACATTTCATTGCTGACTGTTTGAATGCCACGTTTTCAAAACTTTTATTGAGGTGAGCGATTGAATATTAAGCATTAAATATGCCGGGCTTTATGTTTACTTATCTTGCGCCTTTCACTGTATGTTGCGGACAATTGGCCTGCACTGCTTTGTTGTGCGCCAGAATGTCGCGCTTGGTCTGCTTATCCAGCACGTCGATATCGTGGTCAGTCAGGTAAATGATCCGCACCCAACTGCAGGCCGTATCAACGACTACCGGGGCGGGTAAATCTTTCGCGCAGCTCGCGATCAACATCGTCATCGCCCATACGCTTAACGTCTTCCTGTACATCGCTTGCCCCTTTCGTGACTTCAGCACGGCGTTCTGCCGCGGCGACAGTAGCAGCGGCGTTCTCTTCGGTACGTTGCTGATCAGCTTTGGCTTTCGCCTTACTGGCCCCGCGAGCATGACCAATGCCGAACGCGCCAGCAATAGCACCCAGGATGACGACCACCAGTCCCGCGATAATTTCAAAGCTCATTGCTGCTCCTTCAGTTCGTCGGCCTTTTCTTTCAATGCTGGCTGGCGTACGTATTGCGATAGTACGGCCAGCACCACCAGCGCAGGGCTAATCAACGCAACGATGTTTGGCGGCAGGATGTTTTTGATATCCGGCGGCAGCACCGCCCAGGCGTGCAGCGCAGCATCCGGGAACGACTGCGCCCATACACCAACCAGCGCGCCGATAGCTCCCAGCTTTACAGACCACGTTTTCAGCAGCAAGCTGGCATGCCCTACGAACTCCAGCCGGGTATATTTGCGCAGAAGTAACAGAACGAGCACAGCCACCAGCACAAGCAAAGCGAAAATGATCATCTTCACAGGACACGCTCCTTAACCCAGCCGTAGAGAAAATCCTCGTTGGCTTCGCGGCCCTCCGCCAGTTCGAGGTATCTGGCACCCTGGCTGCAGTTCAGCGCACGCAACAGAACCTGTTCACCCTCTTTCCCGCGGGCGGAAAGGTATCCCTTAAGCGCGGTGATGGTTCGGGGACCAATGGCACCATCCGGAATCAGATCGGGATACAGCTTTCCGCGCATATTCATTGCGGTCAGCCAGCGCTGGAAAAACTTACTGGCTACAGATGGCCCCATGTTCACGCCAGTGTCGCAAAGCTCATCTGCCAGTAACGTAGATAGAGCTGCCACCTGGTCAAACCGGGGGCCGGTCCAGTAATCGCTCAGCAGGATTTGCTTTGCTGTTTCCCTGGGCAGGTTCCGCATATCACCGGTGTAGCCATGTGCACGCGCGGTGGTCTGCGTGATGCCCCAGCGGGTCGGCCCGCCTTTATCCGACGGATGATCGACATAACCACCCTCCTTGCCGAGGATCCCCTCGATAATCTGATCTGCTGTCATGGCGCCTTAACTCCGGTAATGCGTTCCCAGAAATAGGTCAAAGCAACAGAACCCATTGCCCCGCTAATTCCGGAAGTGGCCAGTATCATGTAAATGCTCAGTCCGCTTTCAATGCTCATCAGGCCAGCAATAACGCCGGTAAACCCTGAAACCACCATTTGGGCAAGAGCATTGATCAAGCTCCATGTTGCCTTGCTCTGCTTCACATCTATCAGGTAGCGGACAAGTCCACCCCAGCAAGCAATGATCAGCAGAACCAGCCAGGACATCCCGGCAATGCTCTCTTTGTCTTGCATACGTTTAGCCATAGTTACCGCCTCCGATGGAAGATCGGGAAGCTGTGTGTTTGAAAAGGGTCAGGCCCGTCAGGCTGGATTTAACAACGAAGCGTGTCGATGATGATTCCTGCGGGACCTGATAATAAAAAAGCCATGCAAATGCATGGCCTTGTGATTTGAATCCGTTATTTACAAAATGTATTCGAGACAGTATCTTTCGACTTCCGGACAAAAAAAACATATACCGGGACAAAATCTAAATGTAACTGCCTTGCCTGCATGAAACCATGCGGGCTTTTTTTTGCCCAAAGAAAAAGCCCACCGAAGTGGGCCTTACAGCTATCATCATTTTTTATTAGGTGTGGTGCCGGGTGCCTCCCGGTAAGTCGCCGCCAGTCCACAGACGACTCGCAATGCGCAAAAAAACATATCAGACTGGCAATGCCCCTCCGCATAGGGGGATTCACCACACCAGAAATTTAACATTCAGTCTTTCTGGTTTCAATACTCTGCTTGTCTGAGGTATCGGCTCACCATAACCGCCCAGCCTGATGTTATCAGCGTGTAGCGGCTTGTTTTTCTCTTTGATAAAATTGATTCGCAAATGATTAAAACATCAACTGGTGAAAATATGAGTAAGTACTCAGACCTTTTACAGGTAATCAAGTCCCGGGTTTGTCAAAATAACAACTTCCCCCAAACATTACTGGCAGACTCACACAGTTACAGAGCCAGGCAGGTTTGGTATCGAATAGGACAAATATTCACTCTTGAATGTATTCTCGATGAGTACAGGAAACATTTTTCATCGGATTATTATTATCTTGATAACGATAAGGCTCTTCATCACCTTATCTTCGAAATGACCAAGTGGAAACCTGAAGAGATTAGAAGACTCTCGCTAAACGACTGTCTCTTTATCATTGCCAGTCAACTAAACCCCAGTTATATGTCAGAAGATGCTGCCGCTGTCCTGGCGTCACTCAATCTGCCGACTGGCCACTATCCTGTTGAGGATTTTCCACAAGAGGACTGGGATCCCAGGGAAAACTCAGCATTCCTTCAAAGCTACCAGTAGCGACTCGCCCAATCTCCGCAGAGATCTGACTCAGCCGCTCCTCAAGAGCGGCTTTTTCTGCTATCAGACGGTTGAAGTGGGCAAGATAGATTTTCTGTTGCCCAAGCCAGTCTTCAAGCTGTTGAGTGGTCATGCCCGGGTTAAAAAAATATGGTTGCTGCATAGCTTCCCCTAGATAAGTTACGCATTGTGATCGGGATTCGCTTCAGACGCTGGCCCCTCTGCCGTTCTGGTGCTGGTTGACGGAATCGAACCGCTGACATCCTGCTTACAAGGCAGGCGCTCTACCTTCTGAGCTAAACCAGCAATCTGGTTCAGGGCTCTGCGCAGAGGGCTTTAACGTATCGTGCAGCACGTCTCTACCCAAGAGCCCTGACCGGAGTGCAGAAATGACAAAGCCCAAGGGGGTTAGCCTTGGGCCTTTAATTTATTTCATGCTGCTCAGTTCGCTTTAACGTCCCGAGCCTATCACAATTCAAGCAGTTTCTGGCTCACTTTGCAAGTAAAATCTGTCGCCATTTGTGCCGAATGCGTCACACATTGGTGCGTACAGCATCGATTCTGCCAAACTAAGCCACGTATCAACTCTGCGTCTACAGGTCATAAAGCACCAGTCGGGATGCTTTTCATAGAGCTCTTCCGCTATGCGGCGTTTGCTCTTCCGTAACCGGTAATGCTCCACCAGCAGGTGATACAGCTCTTTGTGACCACCTGTAATAAGGACTGCCCCCAGTACCTTATCAATCAGCAGTCCTTCATCGTCTGTACAGAAGGCCAGGCCGCTTTTGTTTTTCCCCGCGAGTATTTCACGAAAAAACGCCTCAAGCTCTGGCTTCGAGATGCCAGACTTCTTCATCCGGCGTAATGCTTCGTTGATGGCTGTTTTAGTGACTTTCCCGGAAGCCAGTAACTGGTTAAACATATTGCCGCCACTACCGCCGCCGATGTAAGACCAGCGGCCCCACATGCGCAGCTTCCCTTGAATCCAGATGGCCTCCAGCGTTTTCAGCCTGACCATTTCACCAGCTTTTCCAACCTCGGACGGGTTAATCATTATGCGTTCTCCACTATGCCAGCACGCCAATTGCCAGCGAACGATCCAGAAATCGAAACAGCAGCTCCAGCTGTGAGCCGTGCTTCTCCTCAAATGCCACGGTGTCAGCGTGCAACTCGTCGTGATGCGCTCTGCAAAGCGGCAACACAAACAGGTCATGCGCTTTTGTTCCCATTCCACCTTGTCCGTGGCCTATCAGGTGATGGGGATCATCTGCTGGTTTGTTACAGCAGACACACTGCTGGGACTTAACCCAGCGCGTCCAGCTCTCGTTTACCCAGCGGCGGCGTTTTGGTCGCAGCATGAATGATTCCGGCGTTTCAGGATCTACGCGAAGACCGAGAATCTTTTTCTGCACCACTTCGCTCGCCGCTGGCTCCGGCACAATATCGCTCTCCTTCGTCACTGGTTGATGCTTTATTTCCGGCAATCGCAGGGCTTTACGGGCCAGCGATTCAGGGATTACGTGCGCCAGATTGTTTATCACCAGCCACCAGCACAACTCCGGGATCGTCAGTTGATGGTCTTCGTTGAACCCCAGCTGTGAGCGGATGACCGTTATCAGCCAGGATACCAGGTTCCCACGCGCAATGCCTGCCAGCGTCTCTGTGTACTGATCACGCAGCAGATTATCGCAGGCCCAGCAAAGGCGGATGCTGCCAGGCTCATGCCGGAACAGCGTAAAATTTTCGCTGTGCCATGAGCCATGGGGATACTGGCATTCAAAATGACGCTCCAGCTCGGCCTCCAGCGAGCTGATACCACCCGCGCGCAGAATGACGTCTTTGTTTTCGAATACTGGCTTCAAAACCGGGTCTTCTGCCAGTGGCTGCGTGGCGGGAGGGATGGCGCCGGTTGCGTAGTCGCTGTATTTTTCCGGTGCAGGCTCAATCAGTACCCGTCCTCTCCTGAACATCGGCATGAGATCAGCACCTGGGCGAAGAAGAACAACGCCCATGCGTGGGGCAATCTCAGGGGTTAGTAGTGCTCTCATATCATCTCCACGTCAGGCAACTGCACGAAAACGTCGGATGGTGATTTCTACTTTCCCTTTCTTCACGATGTTCCCCCACTCCACCAGCATGCGCTTAACCTGACTGTCGTCTTCCCAGACGCCTGTTAGAGTCAGGGCATCGAACAGCGCTTTGTTGTAGTTATCGATATCCCGACGGCGCTGATCCGGCGGATACAACACTATGTGAACCTCAGCCAGATCAGAGGATGGCCGGGGAACGGCCCGCAGTTGCTCAATAATCGCCGCTCTCGCTGCCTGCTGGAACTTGCGCCCTGTCTCGCTTACCAGATGCCTGCCTTTCAGCGGTCCCTTGCTCGGGGCGCGCCAGTAACTATTTACGCTCGGTGGAAATGGTAAAGTCAGTTTCATTTAGCCCCCTTAAAGGATCGCTACAACGTCTTTTGCGACTTCCCGCGTACTGCTTTTGCAGGAGATCGAACGGCGCGCTTTGATGAATAGCAGGTTAAAACCATGCTCCCGGTACAGATCGAGAACCTTCGGTGCGGATGAGTTAGAAATTACTACCCGAGCCCCACGGTGAAAGGCAGATACACATTGCTTCGCCAGGTCTACCTGGTTCTCCCAGTTAAACCCACCAGCGGCGTAGGCAGTGAATCCGGCTGTTCCCGGCATCGGTTCGTAAGGCGGATCGCAGTAAACCACATCCCCTTTCCCGGCCAGGCTGATTGTCCGACGGTAATCAGCAGTCATGAATACGCAGTTATGCGCCATAGCCGCGAAGGCTTTCATCTCATCCATCGGGTAATACGGAGCCTTGTAGCCTCCCCAGCCCACATTGAATTTGTTCGCCTGGTTGTAGCGCATCAGGCCATTGAAGCAATGCCGGTTGAGATACAGGAATGCAGCTGCGCGTTCAGTAGCATCCAGCGTCTGAGCGTTGAACTCGGAACGGATCAGCTCATAACCATCTGGTGACCGCATGTGCTCGAACATCCAGCGGGCCTTCAATTCCACTTCATCCGGCACCACCGCTAACATCTGATACAGATTAATCAGGTCCGGATTAACGTCCGCCAGCAGGTAATCTGCGTGCTTTTCGCTGTTCAGGAATACCGACCCACCACCAACGAATGGCTCTATCAGGCGTTTCCCTGCCGGGATATGCACGAACAGGTCAGCCAGCTGGGTATACTTTCCACCAGCCCATTTGAGAAATGGCTTGCTCATGTGCGGAACCCCGAGTTTTCTGGCAATGAGTAATCAACCCCATCGAAGCTGGCTCGCGAAATGGACGCCTCCTGGCGGGAGCTATTGAGTGGAGCAGATAGTTTTAACGACAGCTCATCCCATTTTTCCCGAAGCTTCGACGGGCTGAGTACGTTTTTACACCAGAACGAATCTTTGTTGGCGCGCTTAAAAAGTGAGCAAATTTGTTTATGGGTTCTCCCGTCCTGCATCACCATCAGGCGAACCTCATTCGCCCATGCGGTCCAGTTTGGTTCTTTAGGGCGAACTACCTCACCATCACTTTCAGCAGCCAGTTCGTACATGCTGATAATTTTTCCCCAAATGAACTCGGCGCAGGTTAAATCGTCCTGGCTGCCCCACTGCCGCTTTGCAGCGCTGTACACCACCGCGTCAGGATGTCGTGACAGAAATTCATCTGCAGAGCCCTGTTCGTCCGGTTGCGAAGCGTCCGGACAAGAAGGATTTATATCTGATGGATCAGTAGTTGATTTTACTGACGGATCCCCACCAGATTCTGACGGGTCAAAACTGGTTTTTTTGATGGATTCCGACGCCTCAAATTTTGAGGGGTCAATTTTTGACGCATCAGATTTTGACGCATCAGATTTTGACGTGTCAGATTTTGATGTGTCAGATTTTGATGTGTCAGATTTTGATGTGTCAGAAACTGACAGGTGAGAAAATGCCGCTTTCTGCAGTTTGGAAACGTTGAGCTGGTAGACGTTCGATGCATTACGGTTGCCGTTGCGGCGCTGTGTGCGAGTGAGCCACCCCTCTTTCTCAAGTGCAGCTATCGCCGTTCTGACAGTACTTTCACCAGCGCCAATCTGACGGGATATGGTCGCAATAGAAGGCCAGCAAACACCCTCATCGTTGCTGAAGTCAGCCAGGCGCGCCATGATTGCCACGCTGGATAGCTTCATCCCCGAAGATGCACAAGCGTCCCAGACGTATCCTGTTAATTTAGTGCTCATGATCGTCCTTTATTTCTCTGAATTTACGTCTGAATTGCTCGAGGGGGCTAAAGCATTCATGCTCGTACCCTTCACGCAGGTATATAACGCGCTGTGTTTGGGGCTCCCAGCGTATGACCCTGACCGGGACACCGTAGTGATCTCTGAACCATCGGTTGAGCTCTCGCATACTTTCTCCGCCTGGCCGTTAAAGTCCCCTACCACCCACTGAGCAAACTGGTAGCAGACAGGTTCGAATCCGCCTGGTACTCTTACCCCATACACGAACTGCACCGGTCCTGCTCCACCAGGAACTGGCCGCGCTACAAGTTGCGACCTGCGGTATTGTGTTGATAAACTGTTCATGCGTTAGTAATCTCCACTGATAACGACACGCCACGACGCCAGGAGCTGCAACTCGCTGGCGTCACTTCTTTTTGCGTGCAAACAACGTGATAATTGCCGCGATCTCTTCTTCACGCGCAGCCAGGTGGCGGCGGTGATGCACCATGATTTCTTCGGCCTCATGCCTTTCAATAACGCCATCTTCAAGTGCCTGTTCGATAATCTGATCAACCTGTCCCCTGGCGGCAGAGGTACGCATTGCCCGGCTGAACAAGTCCACGCGATCCAGCTCTTCCAGGTGCGGAACATCCACCAGCAGAGCACCACGACGGCGAGCGAAGTAGTCAGCCAGTAACGACGTGTTGGAAATGTCCTCCATCGCTTCCAGTTCGCTGACTTCGAAGAAACGACAACCATTTTTCTCATAAAGGTTGTTATTGAACTGCGTTAAGGTCATGCCTAGCGCGCCAGCCATAGCCTCACGCCCACCATGTATGGACTTACACATAGCCTTGACTACATCTTTCAAACTTTGCTTTTGTTCTACCATGTTGATAACCCTTCGCTTAAAATCACTTTCTTAGCCTACGGAACAGCCGGTGTATTAAATGAATAACCCTTTGTCTAAATTGACTCTGGACTACTGGTACAAAGTTTTGATTGTCGCTGGTGCATTCGTTTTTCTGCTGAACGGTACTGGAGTTCTTTCTGCATATCCTCCTGGCCCTACAGCACTGGTTTCCCTTGGCGTCTTTTTTTGGGGCATTGGTGAGTGGATTAACCACCCCTACCAGGAAATGCTCCAGTACGACGGCCTCGGTCGGGTTACAGCAACCATTTCTGGTTACCCGAGAAATCCCAAGCGAATCGGAGTCGTGTTCGATATCCTTGCCTTTGTTCTCATCGCTATAGGTGTCTGGAAGTTTTTCTGATAAGGTCCACCCGATCAGAGTCACTACTCGATTCATTTCATCCAGCCTTACCGTTTCAGGGTTGAGCGCTTGCAACCGCTTTATCACCTCTGATTCAATTTTTTTTGTCACACCTACCCCTTTAAAATTCGATTTGTAGTTACTTTCAAGCAGCCGAATCTGTAGCCTTTTGATAAAGCTCAGGTCGAAAAACAAGCTGCCCATTAGTACGATATGCAGCTTCTGCAGCGCGACCTTTTGGGATCAGACTTCCCGGGCGTTTTCGCCATTGATAAAAAGCCTCAGGAGAAACACCGAAGAAGTCTGCTGCCTTGTTGGGGGTTCCGAAGAACGTTTCTAACTCTGTTGTTGTCATACACCCTCCTAAATTTATTTAGATATTAAGACCAAAGCAAATTTAGGTCAAATAAAGCTAAGATAATTTAGTTTTCATAACATGGCGAACCACAGTGAGCACATTTGGAAGTCGTTTAAAATCATTAAGAAAGGATCGTAAGCTTACCCAGAAGCAACTGGGTAAAGTTGTTGGAGTGACAGATGTCACCATTGGATACTGGGAGAAAGACCAAAACATACCCGGAGGAGTCTCGCTGACAAAATTAGCTCGGTATTTTGGTGTTTCTGAGGACTTTCTCCTCACCGGTAAAGAGGAACTCTCCAATGTAGCGCCTGGCAACTTAGGCGCTATGCAGATCCCTATCATAAGTTGGGTTCAAGCGGGAACTTGGACATCTGAAAGTGATGCTCGAAATTTAGAGGGTGCCGTGGATTACATTTTAACAAACGGCGCTCATTCGTTTGGTACCTTCGCTCTTAAGGTACGTGGAAAATCTATGGAGCCAGAGTTCAAAGAGGGAGACACTATCATTGTGGATCCTGACTTGTGTCCAGGTCCTGGGGACTATGTTGTAGCCAAAAACGGTAGTGAATACGCCACTTTTAAAAAATACCGCGCAAGGGGTGTCAATGAAAATGGTGAAGAGGTTTTCGAATTGGTCCCGTTAAACCCTGATTTTGCTGCTTTAAACTCTGCTGTTGAAAAAATTTCCATCATCGGTGTCGTTGTCGAACACCGCCGCCAGATGCGCCGCTAATCCTTTCCTCTACTCTACTGATGGTGAAAACTAAGAATATTTAGTTTATTCACCTTGACCAAAAAACTAAATTATTTTAGATTTCTTTCAACGGACGCGAAAAGTCGTGACTCCTCGGAAGAGACGAGTCCACAACCAAAAGAGCGCTGGCATGCAAAAAACATCTCGCAGCCGTTGCGGTACCAAAAGCCAGGATGGAACGGCAGAACGCGGTAGTGCTCTTTTTGTTGTGTGGAGATAACTAACTAATCCTTTGCAGAGGAAACAGAAATGAAATTATCAAAGTTACGTAACGCCATTGTCTATCGGGCTACTTTGCCCAGTATTGAAGCGGTTGAAGGGCACCTGCAGGAATTGCCCTACTCTGAACTTACAGAAACGGAGTTCGCGCGGGCTTCCTTCGTCCCTAATCCGATTACCGGCGAGCTGGTTACGCCAATTACTGACGGTTATGCAATCGTGGTTCGCCGCGATGAGAAAATAATCCCCCAGCACGTCGTAATGAAAGAAGCCAATGAGCGTATCCAGCGCATCGAAAATGCGTGTGGTGAGAAACTGAAGCGCGCTGACCGTAACAACATTATCCAGGATGCTAAGGTTCAGCTCTGCAAACAGGCATTCATCAAGTCGTCTCTGATCCTGGTCCTGTATAACACTGAAGAAAATCTGCTGATCATTAATTCCGCCAATAAAAATATTGCCAATTTAGTCGGGGCGATGCTGGTTAAAGTGATCGGCTCAGTCAAAACAGTCACGATCAACATCAGTGATATCAAAAACGGCCTGACAACGCGCCTTAAAAACCATCTGGACGGCGAAGAATCAGCCTTTGCCGGGTTTGAGGTCGGTGATTATGTCCAGCTATCCCGCCTGGCAGAACAGAAAGAAGTTATTCGCTACTCTGCGGAACACACTTCCGTTACCAGTGAAATTCTTGAGAGCCTGAACACAGGTTTTATCGTCGATAACATGGAATTAAGAGGCTGCGGTGTCTCTTTTCTGCTTACAGATAAGTTCCATTTCCGACGGATCGATACCAAGGATAATGATTATTCTGATGATGACGACAAAGCCTACCGCTGGCGTCACCAGGCAGGTACGGACATGTTCCAGTTCTGTAAAGTAATTAACCAGCTTTGTGATCTGCTCGCCTACAAAGAGCCAGAAGAACAAAAACCAGCAGCCTGATTAGAACAGCAGCAATTACCCCATTCTCATGGGTTGGGTTGCTGCACCCTAAATTTACGCGTTGCAGCGCGTCAGATGGAGAACAAAAGATGGCTAAGACAGCAAATCAACTTATTAAACAGGCGTACGAAATAGCCAAAACTATGCCACCAGAACAGGCAGCAATCATCAAGGAACTGGCTACCGTCCTCGATGTTTCGAATGTAGCTCTGCGCCAGACGCGCACCGAACGTGACGCCCTTCTCGCAGAGGTCAAATCCTGGGCGAAGGAGTGTGATCGTATTACTGAGCGATATACCAAGAAGCGCATAAATCTGCATGTCCTCGAAGCAATGCGCGATTTGAAAGCAATTTGCCCCACCAGCTTCCGTAACGTGGAGGCTCTCTGATGGCTAAAGACTCAAAGCTGGTATATGGCGCGAGTGGCAAAACGAATGTTTTAACGTTCGAACCTGAAAACCTGCACCTGGTTACCGACAAAACGCACCCTCTTTACGATGAGCGCATCCACCTGCCTATCAGCGAGGCAATGGTGCTGAACATCATGGACCAGGGCGTTCTTGAGCCGATTATCGTCTGGAAAGACCCGGAGACAGGGCTGTCTTGTGTAGTCGATGGTCGCCAGCGTGTGCGCCATACACTGGAAGCCAACAAGCGACTGTTGAAAGAGGGTAAAGAACCGTTACTGGTTCCAGCAGTCGCTAAACGTGGGTCCGCCGTTCGCATGGCGCAGGCGATGGTAAGTGCTAACGAAATCCGCCAGGCAGATACGCCACTGGGCCGAGCAAAGAAAATGGCTGATGCGCTGGAACGCGGGCATGACGAGGACGATTTAGCGCTGATGTTTGGCGTGAGTGTCCAGACCGTACGCGCAACTCTGTCACTGCTGGATGCCACCCAGGCTGTTCGCGATGCAGTGGAGTCCGGAACGGTCACCGTTACCCAGGCGCGTCAGCTGGCATCGCTTAAACCCGAAGAGCAGCGGGAGAAGGTCTCTGAAATCGAAGCGGCAACTGCTGGCACAACCGGCCATGAAAAAGCCCGGCGTCAGCGTCAGATCCTCGGTGATGTAAAGCCGCGCCTGAAAACCCGCAAAGAAATTACTAAAGCCCTGGAATCTGCCGGGGGTGAGTATGCGAGCGCACTCCGTTGGGTGCTTGGGGAGGCGCAATGAATTTTGAACCTGAGAATTACAGCAAATACACCCTGCGTCGGTTCGCCGCCCTGTTAGATGTGATCTGCTGGGTGCTGATTGCCGTAGTAACCGTTGGTATCTGCATGTTTATTGAATGGTGGGCAGCATGAGTAAATCACTGAACGCACGTTGCATCCGCCGCTGGGAAGTTGAATTTAAACCATTCTGCGACTCAAAGCGCAATCCGTACTGGCGCAAGCGTGACCTTCGTGGGTATATCCGCGAAGCGGCGCTTACCACCGCTTACAGCATGGTCGAGAGCATGGCTGAACGTAACGCCAAAGTTGACTTTGACGGCTCCCTACAAGGCTGGACTCCTGAGTTCTCAGAATGGTACCGGAAGCATCGTGAAGTGTATCTCAAAGAAGCCCGCGACCAACTGAATGAAGAAGCTACCAACGACGAGATCGACGAAGAAGTAGAGAACGAGCTGGAGGCCTGGAATGACTGATATCGCCACATTCACTAATGAGCAATTAATCGCCGTGTGCCGTGCTGACGTGGCGGAAATGTCGAAGTTTTTAAAAGAGGGTGAATTCAGCAATCCGTCCCGCGCAGCTATGTATTTGCGTATTACTGAAATCGCATTGGCAGCGCTGATGGGGGAGTTCTCATTTGCTCGCAATCAGGTTCGCCGTGAACACGCTGAATGGTCACAGGCTACCTTCGGCAATGTGGGCCCGGTTGGCCCGCTGAATCACCTCAGCAAAGAAGCACTGGAAGCCGCTGAACAGCCTGGCGACCTGTCGGAATGGGCTGATATGCAGTTCCTGCTGTGGGATGCCCAGCGCCGGGCTGGTGTCACTGATGAGCAGATTACCCAGGCGATGATCGATAAGCTGGCAGTCAATAAACAGCGCAAATGGCCGGAGCCGAAAGACGGAGAGCCGCGCCTGCACATCAAAGAGCAGCCAGCGCCAGTAGTGCCTGATAGTTACGTGATGGTACCGATGAGGTTAACTGCTGAGAACGGTGCAAAGGGGGCGCTATCCGGTGAGTTTTCAGAAACCAAGTTCGTAAACTGCCCGGAATGCTTTGGTGATGATGAATGTGAAACCTGTGACGGCAGCGGGAGAATTGAAATCACGGTACCTGTCACCTGGACGACTATCAAAGAAATCTGGGCTAAAGGCGTTGAGCATTTTTCAGCCACAGCGCAGGAGAATAATTAACGTGAACCATTTAATGATCGACCTGGAAACTATGGGTAATAAACCCAATGCCCCTATCGTCTCCATCGGTGCGGTATTTTTTGAGCCGTCAACTGGTGAACTTGGCGATGAATTTTATCGCGTTGTCAGCCTGAAAAGTTCAATGGATGCCGGTGCTGTTCCTGACCCTGACACCATTATTTGGTGGATGCAGCAAAGCGAAGAGGCCAGATCTGCTATTTGCGCTAAGAATTCAGCGATGGCTATCTCAACTGCACTCATTCAATTAGTGGTATTTATTCGTGGTAATTCCGAGCCTGGCCGAGTTCAGGTATGGGGCAACGGTGCAACTTTTGACAACGTCATCATGCGAGCCAGTTATGATCGTGTAGATATTCCCTGCTCATGGCATTTTGCCAATGATCGCGATGTGAGAACTATCGTCGAATTAGGCCGCACCATTGGCATTAACCCCCGGCGTGATATTCCGTTTGAAGGTGATATGCATAATGCTTTGGCTGATGCCAAACACCAGGCTAAATACGTTTCCGCAATCTGGCAACAACTTTTACTTAAACATTGGTGAGGTAACTATGAATACTATGTTTTTGTTAATGGCTGAATATGGTTCTGCAACTGTTCAATTAAGTCAGGTTTGCGAAAAATATTTTGGTTTGAAACCTTCTACTGCAGAGAAACGAGCTGCTATGGGCGACCTTCCGATCCCCACTTTCCGTGTCGCTGAAAGCCAAAAAGCGCCACGCATGATCCACATCCAAGACCTGGCTAATCATATCGACGAGCAGTTGCAGAAAGGTCGAGACCTTCTTGAGCAGATGAAAATCGCCAACCACTGA